CTTAATTATTAATGAATTTAATAGGCAGATGATGGGAGACAGTAAGTCTCCTAAGAGCGATAGCTCGAATGGTAGAGGGTATGTACGAATGATTATTTCAAAATATAGACAAGCAGGATTTAGTACTATTTCTTCTGCCCTTATTTTTTGGAGAGCATTGTTCTATGGGAATACTAAAGCTGTAATTATTTCTCTTGACAGACCTACTACTGAAAGTATTTTTAGTATGAGTCAGACGTTTTGGGAGGAATTACCAGAGGGTATTAAACCTGAGTTAGATAAGTCTAATATTAGGGAGATGGGTTTTCAAAGTAACAATAGTAAGTATAGAGTATTTACTGCTGGTGCTGATAATCCAGGTAGGGGTACTACAAATAATGCTCTTTTATGTGATGAAGCTGCATTTTTTCAGAGTGGTGAGAAAGTATTAGCTGGTTTATTCCAGTCTATTTCTTTGACTAAAGGTAGTATTATTATCATTAATAGTACTTCTAATGGTGCTCAAGGTGCTTATTATGACTTATGGATTAAGGCTGAGAAGAAAGAAGGATATTTTATTCCGTTATTTGTTCCTTGGTTTTTACAGGATGAGTATCGTATGGAAGCCCCTGAGGGGTTTGAGAGAGATACTGAAGAAGAGAGATTAGTAGAGAAATATTCTTTAGATAACAATCAGTTATTCTGGAGGAGAATTAAGATATCAGAGACTTCTACTCAGTTATTTAAGCAGGAGTATCCTTTTACCGCTCAAGAGAGTTTCATTCAGAGTGGTAGAGGTGTATTTGATGCGGAAGCATTAAGTAAGTATGTACCAGAAGATCCTGAAAGTATTAGAGAGTATTCAGAGAGTAATGCTATCTTTGACCTTGATAAAGAAGGAGCGCTTAGTGTATGGAAATCTCCTAATATGGAGACTAAGTATATTATTGGGGCTGACGTAGCTCAAGGTGTTGGTGGCGACTATAGTTGTGCAGTAGTAATGACCTCTGAAAGAGAGGTAGTAGCTCTATACAGAAATAATCGGATTGATCCTAGTAGGTTTGGTCAGGTATTATTCTACTTAGGCAGATGGTATAACAACTGTCTTCTCTCTTGTGAGAGTAACTCTATCGGTATTGCTACTTTACAACAGTTACACTATATGAGTTATCCTAATATTTACAGACAGAAGAAGACAGCTAATGCACAGTTAGATATTATTAATACTTTAGGTTTTAAGACTACAGTAAGTACTAAGGCACCTATCATTTCTAATCTACAGAATATGGTTAAGGACTTTGACATTAATATTCCTTCTTTAGTTATTCTTAATGAATTAAAGGATTATGTAGTACACGAGACACTATCAGGCGGTACTAAGATGGGAGCAGCAGTAGGAAAGAATGACGATACCGTTATGGCTTTAGCTATTTGTTGTGAGGCTTTTAGGACTGATGGGGATAGATTAACATTAAACCGATTTAGTTGGAGTGAGACGAACCAATCGTCTTATGTTCAAGATACTAATTGGTTGTAAGGAGATATTATGGATTTAAGTGTAACTACGGGTAAATTAGATTTAGGAGAAAACTCCTTATATCAGATGTACTTAGATAAATTAAGAATAAAGTACGAAGGGCATCCGACTGTTACTGATGCTGATTTACAAGAAGCTGCCAGACAAGGTGTTGTTCAAGCGGGTTCTGGTTTCTATATCCCTAAGGAGCAGTATCAAAGTGGGGGCAAGGACTACCTTATTAAGGGAGGTACTTCTAACTTTAATACTATTTGGGATAGAGCAGAGAAACTTTCAGGTACAAGAAGGGGTTATGAGGATAAGCAAGCACTATATGAAGCTAATCAACCTAATAGAGAGGCAGCGGAATTAGAAGCAGAGATGCGTAGAGACCAAGCTAATCAAGATAGGTTATATAGAGAAGAGATGCATCGTATGGCTAATGATAGAAATTTAGCTATACATAATGAAACAGGTAGAGAGCGCTTTGGTGATGATTATTCCCAAGACAAGATGTACCCTAAGGGTGGTTTTGGAGATGCTTGGCACACCCCTATCACAGGTAGGCAAGGGTATGTTGATAATTACCCTCTTGTAGATAAGTCCTTTCTTACAGATTGGATGTACCCTACAGATCCTAATAAAGATGCTAAAGAATACCAACAGTCTTACGAGAAATTACCACAAACAATTTGGTAGAAATTAAATTAATCAGCGAGAGAGCGAATGAGCAAGCAGGATATAGAGAAGGTCGATGACGACCAGTTGATCCACTCGATTGACAAATATATAAAGAACTCCGATGGAGGTTACACAGGTAATTCAGATGTCTCTAAGAGACGTGAGAATTCTATTTATGAGATGAGTTTAGAGCCTAGGGGCGATTTAGCACCACAAGGTGTATCTAAGATTGTTTCATCAGATTCAGCAGAGATTGCAGAGGGGTATACTGCTTTAATTACTAAGCTTTTACTTGACAATAATAAGTTAGCTATGTTTGTACCCTATGATGACTCTATTGCTGCTACTAAGAGAGCTCAAACAGCTTCTTCAGTGGTTAATTACTGTCTATTTAATTCTAATTCTGATGGTTGGAGTAAGTTATCCACATGGATGAAGAGTGCAGTAGTACTAGGTAATAGTGTTATTACTTGGGGTTGGGAAGAAGACTTTGATTATGAAGTTGAAGAGTATGACTCTATTGATGAGGTATCTCTTGACCAATTATTAGCAGACCCTGACTTAGAGATTGTAGGTACACTACAACTTAATGAAGAAATTACTTTATTCGGCACAGGTGTAATTACTTACACTGATGTACGCTTAAGACGTAAGATTGATAAGTCTGGTGTTAAGATTAAGAACATTCCACCTGAGTCTTTTATCATTGATCGCTCTGCTACATCTATTACTGATGCTAGGTTTGTAGCTATCATAAACGATATGACTCGTTCTGATATTAGAAAGATGTGGCCTGATTATAAGGGCGATATTGCTGACTTAGGTGAAGAAATGGCTTGGTCAGAGTTCAATATCGAGAACTTTGCTAGAAAAGATGCCGCAGGTATCAGAACTTGGGATATTAATTCTGATACTGAAGAAGAAGAAGCTAATATTGAGGTAACTGTAGTAGAATGTTGGGTTAGAACAGATAGAGATGGTGATGGTATAGCAGAACTTAAGCATGTAATCAAAGCTGGTGATGTTATTCTACAAGAGGATGATGTTTCTTACATTCCACTAGCTATGCTTAACCCTATTGAGATTCCTCATGAGTTTTATGGTCTATCTTTATTAGATATGGCACGTAGTCAGACACAAGCGACTACTGCTATCCTGAGGGGCTTCGTAGAGAACGTTTACTTCGGTAACTACGGTAGAACTTTAGCAGACCCTAATGTAGTAGACTTCGCTGCCTTACAGAACCCGATGCCTAAGCAAATTATTGCTACTAATGGTAATCCTGCAGCAGCTACAATGCAATTACAACCTGAACCTATCTCTTCTGGTACCGCTGGTATGCTAGAGTTCTTAGGTTTACAAAAAGAACAATCAACTGGTCTTACAAAGACTGCTATGGGCTTAAATGATACATTATATGTGTCAGGTAACTCAGAACAGAAGATGGCTGGTGCTCAAAACGCTGCACAAGTGCGTATTGAACACGTTGCTAGACGATTTGTAGAATCAGGGATTAAAGACCTCTGTCGTGGTATCTTAAGGGAGATGAAGAGTAATCTTAAGAACCCTCTTAGATACAAAAATGGGAAGGGTTACGCTTCTATCACATCTGAAGAGTTGCAGTTGATGCCGTCAAATATGGATTTAGATATTCAGGCCAACTTAGGTGAAAACTCTAATATGAATGTGGGTGTGAAGCTTAATCAACTTGCAGAATTGTTGCCTATGATGGCACAAGACCCGACTGCGGCAGCCTACATCAACCCTATGGCTTCTTTTAATCTGGCAGCAGATATAATTGAGAACATGGGAATGGACCCTACAAGGTTCCTAGTTGATCCTGAAGATGAAGCTGGTCAACAGCAGATTCAACAGAAACAAGAGCAAGATAATCAAAAAGTAGAACAAGCTAAAGACCTTGAAATGCAAAATCAACAATCGATTATCGAAACTTCTAAGGCTAATATTGGTCTTATTAAAGCAGAAATTGACAATAAAAAGATTGATAATAAGAGACAGCTGTTACAAGCTGAAGATGAGTCTAATCGTAAGTGGGCTGAGATTGCTGTTAAGGCTATGGATACTGAAGGAGCTAAGATTCCTCAACAAGTGCCTGTAGATTTCCAGAGCTTATACCAAGATACAGAGCAACAAGAGCAAGAAGAAGCGGAGATCCAACAGCAAGGAGAGCAATTAGCTCAAGCTGCTATGGAGAACCCAGAACAAGCTATGCAGATGGCACAGCAAGCTGGAATTGATCCATCAATGTTGATGGGTGAACAACAATAAGATGAGAGACGATAGATGACACAAAAATACAACAGACACCCTAGTCATAAGATAGGGAGTGATGGTAAACCAAAGAAAGTATCTGTATATGATGATGCCCAGAGAACCTTAAGTAAAGGTTATCAATGTGAAGAGCTGAAAGATACTATGACTATGGTGACTGAGGATATTCTCAATAACTTGTTTAGAGATTGGTTACTTACCAAACACTTTGAAACAGAGCGTAGAGAATT